TACAACCCCTCAATCACGCAGCGCTTGAATGGATTGGTAGAAAAGCAGGAAACGAGTATCACGATTGAGCAGCCGCTCTTCGGGGATGGACTTTAAGTACACCACCGCCATCCGCAAGATTCGGGCGATGACCGCTCGGAAGAAAGTCATCCAAGGCGGGACAAGTGCGAGCAAAACCTTCGGCATCCTTGCGGTGCTGATTGACCACGCCGCTCGGTTCCCCAAGTCCGAGATTTCGGTCGTCAGCGAATCCGTCCCTCACCTGCGGCGGGGGGCCATCAAGGACTTCGCCAAGATTATGCAATGGACCCACAGGTGGGTTCCCGACCGTTGGAACAAGACCCTGCTCCAGTACAACTTCGCCAACGGGTCCACGATTGAGTTCTTTTCCGCTGATTCGGAAGCCCGCCTCCGAGGGGCAAGGAGGCAGGTCCTCTACATCAACGAGGCCAACAACATTGACTTTGACTCGTACTACCAACTTGCGATTCGTACATCGCAGGAAATCTACATTGACTTCAACCCCACCCACGAATTTTGGGCGCACACCGAGGTCTTGCCCGAAACGGATGCAGAGTTCCTCATCTTGACTTACCAGGATAACGAGGCACTCCCTGATACGATACGATACGATATAGAACGAAACCGAGACAAAGCGGAAACATCCGCCTATTGGGCAAACTGGTGGAAGGTGTACGGGTTGGGCCAAGTCGGGACGCTCCAAGGGGCTATCTACGGCGATTACACGGTTGTTGAGGGTATAGACCCATCCACGATGAAGTTCGTCGCCTACGGGCTTGACTGGGGCTTTAGCAACGACCCCACGGCCTTGGTCGCCGTGTACCGAAGGGGGGATGACTTGTTCATCCACGAACTGCTATATCACAGGGGGCTGACCAACTCCGACATCGCGGTGCGGTTAAAAGAGTTCGGCATCACAAGGGCTTGGGAAATTGTGGCCGATTCGGCAGAGCCAAAGTCCATTGAGGAAATCTACCGCCTCGGATTCAATATCAAGCCCGCATCCAAGGGACCCGATTCGGTAAGGCAGGGTATTGACATCGTGAAGCGATTCAACCTTCATGTGACCAAGGATTCGGTCAACTTGATAAAAGAACTCCGATCCTATACCTGGGCGACCGACAAGGACGGCAAGGACACGGGGGTCCCGATAGATTCGTACAACCACGCCTGCGATGCCCTGCGATATGTGGCCCTCAACAAATTGGCCGTCAGCAATTCGGGGAAGTATCTTGTGGTGTAACTTTGGGGCATGAACCTTGAATCCATCATTGATTTGCTTTTGATTTTTGGCAGATTCTTCCTCTTATTGGTCTTGATTTTTGCAATTGTTTCCATATTATGAAACTCGTACACTACTACCACATCTATTGCGGCGGAGGCGGGCAATGGCAACTCATCATGCACCAGCACATGATGGCCCTCTGCAATTACGGGCTGATAGAACAGTTGGACGAAATTCGTGTCGGCATCGTCGGCCCACCAGAGCAGCGGAAGTTGGTCAAGGAGATATTGGACAACTCGCTTGTGGCCTCGAAGATTAAGGTCGTGGTCACCCGAACCAACGCTTGGGAGCAAGCCACGCTGACCGAGATGTACCGAGCATCGCAGACCGAGGATGCGGCCTACCTGTACGCTCATACCAAGGGTAGTTCCGACCCCAGCCTGATAAACCAACTTTGGTGCAGGTCCATGGTGTTCTTCAATGTGGTCGCATGGGAGCGGGCCATCGCAGAACTCGCCAATGTGGATGCCGTCGGAGCCTACTGGCTGACCAAGGAAGAGTTCCCCCAAATCGCTGACCACAACAACCCCGACGGATATCCCTACTTTGCGGGGACTTTTTGGTGGGCCAAGTCGTCCCACATTCGGGAACTTGGCGAACCCGTAAGGGAACACCGCTGGCAGGCAGAGCATTGGATAGGGAAGCGGGAAGGCATGACCGTCTATAACTCCTGCAAGGGATGGCCAGCACCTGATAAGTTCGTCATCACATTTTAGCCATGGCCAAAATCCCCGTCATCATCACCAACTTCAACCTCTACACTTGGCCGAAGGCGATGGTCAAGAAACTGATGCGGATGCCTGGGGTTGGACCCATCCTAATCGTGGACAACGATTCCACCTACGGCCCCACGCTGGAATGGTACGAGCAGTTGAAACTGGAAGCCAACGAGGTTGCAGTAATCCGCACGGGTGGCAACTTCGGTCATCTTGTAGCATGGCAGGCCCAAATCCCGCAGCAGTTGTTTGACATGGGCTACCCCGACTACATCGTCACGGACCCCGACCTTGACCTTTCAGCCCTGCCCGATGACACGCTGCTGCGTATGCGGGAACTTTGGTATGATTTGCCCGAAAAATCTTATATGTACGAACAGGAGGAAGGCGACCCGTTTAACGGGGTCAAGTTCTCGGTCAAGGACAAAATCGGCCTTGGCATTCGGACGGACGATGTTCCTGCCGATGCTTTATTCTTCCAGCAAGCCGAACTACGCTACAAGAACCAACCGTACTTCCACGACCTGCAACTCGCACCCGTTGACACGACCTTTGCCTTCTATCATCACCAACGCTATCAGCGGGTGGTCATCGGAGGGGCAAGGATGGTCGCACCTTACGAGTGCAGGCATCTTCCCTACTACCTGACGGCCGATGACTTGAATGCGGACTGGGAGTTTAGGCAGTACCTTGACAAAGCCAACCACGCCAGCACCGCCAAGAAGATTGCGGACGGGCTTAAAATCTTTTGACCATGCAACGATACTGCAACGCCATCCGAACCGCAGGAATAGTTCCAACAACCGTGCTGGAAATAGGCTCACGGGATGGACACGATGCGAAGGCGATTGCAGACCATTTCGGGGCAAGTTCCGTGTGGGTCTGCGAGCCAAACCCAAGCCAAGCGGATTACATCGCTCAAGCCTACCCCAACTTCAACCTGGTCCGCAAAGCCATCTATAAGCATTCGGGCAAGTTGGAGTTCATCCAAATGCAGGGCAGTCCTAACGAGGTAGGAACTTCATCGCTCCTTGATCGTTCCTACGACAACCTCTACGACAACGCCAACAGGATTGAGGTGGAGGCTATCACGGGTCGGGAACTGCTTGCCATGATTGAAGGCCCGATTGGGGCTTGCAAAGTGGATGTGGAAGGGGCAACCCTTGAAGTCCTGCAAAGCATGGGTAATTCCATCCATCGGGTGCAGACCTTCCACCTTGAATGCGAACACGAAGAAGTGTGGGTCGGTCAGGCACTCTACAACCAGGTCGCAGCGTTTATGATTGCGAAAGGGTATGAGCAGGTGGACTTTGACTTCGTGATGCCTGGACTGCAAAGCGATTCTATTTGGATTAAAACCGCCAACCTATGAAACTCCAAGACCTCACCATTGACCAATTTCAACGCATCGCCGCGCTAGAGTTCAGCCCCGTGCTGACCGATTACGACAAGCGTGCAGGGGTCGTGGCGATAGTTGAGGGGGTGGATGTATCGCTCGTCCGAGAGATGCCCGCCAAGGGGCTGACAAAGCGTTACAAGACCATCATTGCGGAGTGGAACGAACTACCTACCCTCGCTTACAGGAGGCGGTTCAAAGCAGGCGGCAAGTGGTGGATTCCCACGGTCTTCACGGACGAGTTGACCGCTGGCCAACTGATAGACCTGATGGACACCGACACGACGGACGAGAAGAAGTTGGTCCAAAACCTGCACCGCATCATGGCGACCCTTTGCAGGGAAGGCGGGTTCCTCGGCTACTTCCCGAAGAAATACGACGGGGCAAGCCACCAAGAGCGGGCCGAACTGCTCAAAGCAAACGCCAAGATTGGCGATGTTTGGGGGGTGGTCAGTTTTTTTTTGTTAAGTTCAGAAAGTTACTTGAAAGTTTTGAGCGACTATTCCAAGCACCTGACGAAGGGAATGCAGGGCCAGTAACCAACCCCCTTGCTGGGTACGGTTGGCTGATGGTCGTGTGGAGGATGGCAAACAAGGATGTCCTAAAGTTTGAAGCCATCTTTGCGATGAAGGCGGTGGAGTTCCTGAACTATGCCCTGCTGATCCACGACATCTTGGAAGCCGAAAGGCAAGAGGCCGAGCGGATGCGGAGGCGATAGGACACTTTGCTGGGCGGGTTACATTTACCAATATGGAAACCAAAGTACTTGCCAAGTTCGGAAGCGGCAGTTTGAAGGAAGTCAACATCGCCGACCTTCAAGCCATTGGTATAACCGTAGGACCGAAAGGTGGAGGCGTTGACCCACGGCAACAGGTGCTGATTGATTGGTTGAAGAATATTATAAAACTTGCACAAAAAAACCTGCTCACGGGTCGGGAGGACGGCAAGGATGTGAACGCCAAGGGGACGCTATCCGCAAGCCTTGATTTTGACCCTATCCCCTTGACCGCCGAAAAAATTGCGGTCAACTTGCTTGCCAACCCTTATTGGAAATTCGTGGACCAAGGAGTGCGGGGGACTATCAGTTCAACCCGTGCGCCAAACTCGCCATTCTCATTCAAGAAGAAGGGTGGAGGCAAGAGCGACCAAGTTGGACCGATGACCCAAGCCATTGCGGACTGGATTACCGACAAAGGGATTTTGGTCACGCCAACCTATTCCCGTGAGAAGAAGGCCATGCGGACGGTGGAGGAGCAGAAACTCGCAGACGCAAGGTCTATCACCTACTTTGTCCGCAGGCGTGGCCTATACGCCACCAAGTTCCTCACCAATGCCCTCACTCCCGAACAAATAGATTTGCTCGTCAATACTATTTCGGAGGTCTTGGGCAAGCAGGTCAGCCTTTCAACTTCCCGATAACCCATGTCCATATCCGTCCTTTCGGGTTCGCCTCAAACGGCAACCCCCGTCTACAACAAAATGCTTTACAAGGTCAGCGGCTCGCTGACAAGTGCGACCAATTACCGCTATGTCTGCGATGTCAAGGATTCCGCTGGCACGACCACGCTGGCACGGCTGAAGTGCGACAAACTACCTACCACCAATTACGGGTTCTTTGATGTGAGCCGAGTGGTGGAAACCTTGATGGCTCCAACCGTACCAACGCTTGCCCAGGTCGGTTTTGCTGACCATGCGGGGTTCTATTCGGGGTATCGGCTGACTTTCATGGAAGAGTACGGAAGCACGCCTGTAGTGCAGACAGGAACCACAACCAATGTCAGCGGGGTCCTTGCATTTGCAGGAAACCTGGAGCAGTTGGAGTTGGCCGATTGGAGTGGTGAAACTTACTTTCCGAGCAGCGCTTTGCAGGGAGGTGAGAAAGCATTGACAACGACCACGGAAACCCTTACATCACCAAGGAACGCCATCAAACAAGTGTATTCTGATTCCTATGGTTGGCTTTGCGTTGGTGCGGGTTATAGTGGCGCTGTTGTTTCGGCGCAAGTGGTTTATACGGATTCCGTTGGTAATATCGCAAGAACCTTTTCCGTGCCAAGACCTTCATCGGTGAGCGGTTCAATACATCGCTTTGGTGCAGGGCCAATGAACTTGAAGGCACTCACATCAGCACAATGCTCGGACGGTCAGGCGGGCTCGGTAAATTTCCCAACCGCAGAAGGCGCAGGTTATTACATCTCTTTTGTTGATATAGCGGACGCTGGTTATGATGCGGTTTGGTATCGCATCGGCCCCTGCCAGCGGTTTGACTCCATCCCCGTCCACTTCATCAACAAGTACGGCGGGATTGATTCCTACACCTTCACAATGAAGAATCGGAAGCGGGCAAATGTAGATCGGGAGGTGTACGGCTACAACTCGGATGTGTACGCAACCACGACTTACAACAAGATGTGGGCGGGTTCGTTTGACTATGTGTACGCTTTGAATAGCGATTGGCTGACCGATGCTGAAAGCGAGTGGTTGATTGAAATGGTCCGAAGCGGGCAGGTGTGGTTGGAACTTGACGGACAACTTGTGGAAGCGGTGGTCAATGCCAACCAGTATCAATTCGTAACCAGACGGAATGACCGCCTCACGCAGTTGCAGATTGAGGTTGCGGTTGCCTATGACAACTCCATCCTATGAGCGTCACCCTAATCGCTTACCCGCTCAACGATAGCAACACCGAGGTCCCCTATGTGCTTGACACGATGGGCGGGACGGACATTGCGGTCACCTATTCCATTGGCGACATTGAGGATGTGACCAAGCAACGGGGTAGTTTCAGCAAAACGATAACCCTGCCGAACACCCCGACGAATCGGGCCTGCTTTGCGTATGCCTATAACATCCAATCCTTTGTGGGTGGATTCCAACCGAACAAGCGGATAAGAGCCGCAATGTGGGAGGATGGGGTGCAAGTGTTCAGCGGAGTATTGCAGTTGCTCTCCATGAGCAAAACCAAGGGAACCGTCACCTACGAGGTGGGGTTATTCACCGACAATGTGTCCCTATTCAAAGCCATTGAGGGCAATATGCTTGTGAACACCGCAGGCGTTACAGGAATGAACCACACGCCCACCAGCGGTCATGTCAGCGGCACTTGGACGGCATCGGGTGCGTTGAGTAGCGGGTATGTTTACGGGGTTGTGGATGCGGCGGGGTTTACGGACATCCTCAACCAAGGCGGCGGTTGGTTCCAAGCACCATGGTGGAGGCTCGGTCCAAGCATCTATGTGAAAAAAATGGTGGACTTGATTTTCGCCGAGGCGGGATTCCGTTATTCCAGCACATTCTTCAATTCGTCGCTATTCAATAAACTGGTCATCCCCTACGCAGCGGGGACGATGCCTATCAACTTGTCGGGCAATAATATTCTTGCAGCAAGCACAGGCAACACCGCAAACTTTGCGCTTAACGCAAACCAAACGCTCGCATTTCCAAAAGACACGCCTGCGCCGTTTTATGACAACCCAGGTTATTGGGTCGCATCGTCCAGCATCTTTGTTGCTCCAATTCTTCCAACCCGTTGGAATGTGGATGTGACCTTGACGGTCAGCGGTACGGTTTCAATTATTGAGAATATTCTGTGCAATATGTCCATCCGAAATATCACCAATTCCACGGACATTGCAGTAATTACGGGTATTGGCGCAAGGCTGACAAATAAATTCACAGTCCGGTTTGAGAATATAACCATCCCTGCAAACACGACGGCCAACATCGGTTTTGTCGTTACCAATACCACCTTAACTCAACCGCAGTTATTCAATGTCCTTTCGGGGGCAACGGTTCAATGGACCTGCCTTGAAAACCCCGTCGGGATTGGCGTGCTGGATATGCGGAC